TTGCGTCTAGGAATAGAAAAACATGGATCTGTACCTTTAGAATTCCCAAAAGATTTGTTAGATAGAGCTAAAACTGACCTTATGTCTAAGATTGTATTAATGGAGTCCCCTTTACTAAATACTAACAATTCGATTTTGTCAGATGAAGATATAGTTATAGGTATCCCCGGTCTTGAAGGATTTAAACCTATTGAAATGAGAACTTCAGAAGGTTATCCTTTGATCTTAGATAGACCTAAATCTGCCAGTAGTAAAAAGTGGTTGATTTTTGTTGAAGAGATTGAGGGAGAGCGAAAATTTATGGGATACCATCCTATTTTGGAAGAACTCATTAGGAAGAATACATCTAGTAGAATGTTAGGAGAAATACCTGACACAGTTTTTGTAGATTCTTTGAAAGATGAGCGAAAGTTAATAGAAAAGAATTCTATTCCCGGATCGACCCGTGTATTCTCGATATCACCTGTTGAATATACTATCGCTATTAAAAGACATTTTGGATTATTTCAGGCAGCTTATCAAAAAAATCGAATTTTTAATGAATGTGCTTTGGGTATAAATGCGACTGGACCTGAATGGGCTGAACTTTTGCATTATTTGTCTGGTAATGGTATAACATCTTTTATTCAAGGAGATTATAGTGCGTTTGGAGATAAACTGCAATCTTCGTGTGTGAGTGCTGCGTTTGATATTATTCTTGAATGGTATGCTTCTAAAAATAACCAAGTAGAAATTAATCGTGATGTTTTATTTAGTACCGAAATGTTACCCGAATTTTTAAATGCTAATACTTTTGAATATGCGCAACGTCAGAGAGCGGTTATGGCTGAAGAATTAATCCATGCCCAACATTTAGCTCTAAATTTAATGTATCGTATGTATTGTGGAATCCCTTCTGGGTTCGCTTTAACCGTAGAGTTAAATAGTTTAGTTAACTGCTTATATTTTAGAGTAGCTTGGTTAACTATTATGAAAGGTACTAAATGGGAAGGATTAGACCAATTTCAAAAGAATTGTCGTTTAATCACTTATGGTGATGATTGTGTGTGTGGAGTGTCTGACGAGGTTAAACATTTGTTTAACTTCGTATCAATGCGTGTTTTTTTTTCTTCTTATAACATCAAGTTTACTCCTGCTAGTAAGAAAGATTCGGATGCTGACACTTTGTATTGGGATATTTACGACGTGACATTTTTACGTCGTAAATTCCGCAATCATCCGTTTCGAAAGGAGATGTATTTAGCCCCGTTACCAGAAAACTCGGCAAAGGAAATGATAAATTGGAGATATTCGGATAATGATCCGATCTCTAGTTTAACAGAGAATTTGCGCGCTTCCTGTAATGCTATGTATGACGCTGGTCCCACAGCTCATGCTTTGTGGAGAAAAAAGATGATCGCTCTCCACTACAAATTAACGGGAATGTTCTTGCATGCGGCCACATGGCAAGAAATGGATCAACGCATCTATGGCCAATTTTAAATTTTATTACTCTTAATCCAAATTTAGCAATTTGGAAATATGCCCTATTTTTTATCGAATTTTTGGGATATGGTAAATTTGAGTTTTAATCTTACTTTTTATTTTATTAATTGCTTCGAAGGCACTTAGTTTGGGTAGTTTTTTTTAATTCTATACCCTGTCATTCGACGTCTCAACCTAAAAGGCTTTTCCTCTTTGGGATGATGTTCGCTATAAACGCAACCGCTCCCCATTATTGTTAACCTCATTTCCGAGATAACAATAAAGATCGTCTGAAAAGTCGTCGAACCTTTCGCTTTTGCAGTATGTTAAGTAAATTAGAATACTAACCCGGTGTTGGAAATATGTCTACC